AGGTTTAAATAGTACATACACTCCAACATCGAAAGACATAAAGCTTGATCAGTTATTTGAAAAAATGATGGGGAAAGATCCAGCTTTTCAAAAAGCAAAAGCAAGGACAGAAGCAGAAAAAAAACATTTTGAATCGGGCAGTGGTAGCGTCAACTATATGGATTATCCGGGGTTTCTTTCTGATGTTCGGGATAGTACGTTGTCAAAGGAAGGCGCAATACGTAATACGCTAGGACGTTTTGTGTATGAAGCATTGCCAGATGGTCGGATACGGGTCAAAGATAGGTACGATTTTAGAAATGACTTGGAAGAATTGGGTCAGCGCCCAAGTGCTGCATACAAGGGCATGAGTGATGTGGAGAAGATGGGTACGATTGTAGTTGATACATTAAATAACCCAATGGATTTGCAATCAGAAGCAGGTGGCATGAGGATAGGTAGGGCCACTTTGCCTAGTCGTATGGGCAGCGCGTTCATTGGTGAAAAAGGCAGGCCCGTGGATATCACTTTGGATCCTCGTGAGTTGATGCCCGGTTATGCTGGCTATGCACAGGGTGGCCCCGTGCATCGTGCCGATGGCTCACCTATTTATGGCGAGATGGCAGATACTGGCCCCATCACTGCTGATACACGTGCAGCTATGTCCAACTTCCAAGTACCTAATGCGCGTGAAGCGTTGGCAGCATTGAGGAAGATTTATGGTGAGGGTGTATCTAACGCGGAGTCGTTAGTGCGTGGCTCTATTGCCGCGGTCCCCGGTACTTTTGGCGATATTGGTCAATCCTTTGATATACGCGGCTTGCGTAATCTGCCAACCACTGAGCAGCTGTTGAAAAAGTATCCACAACGGATGACGCAACCAACGGCAGAAACAGCTAAGTTTGAAGATGTTGGCACATACATGCCGCCTCCTATTCCTCCTGCTGTGGTTAGTGGTACGGCTAAGTCAATGATGAAGGGATTGAAGGAGTCGGGTCCGCAGGTGGAAAGCGTCATGCGTAAGATTGCGCCTGCTGCTGAGCCGTTTAATATTGTCCGTCCAGCAGGCGGTGAGTTTTCAACTGTCAAGTCAGCTAGTGAAACGCCTATCTCTACCTTCGACCAAAATCTTGCACAGCTGTACACATCACGACCCGATCCAGACTATGCGGCAGTAAATAAATTCTTTGACACAAAGATTCGTGATTACTTTAAAAAGCAGGCAGGTAGTGTGTCTGATCCAGTGCGTGAAGCATTGATTAGCGGCAAGATAAAGATACCTAAGGGATCTGATCTAGAAGAAGTGTATCCAGAAGCGTTAATCAAAGCAGCGCGAGATGGTGACGTTACTTCTATGAAGCTTCTTGAAAAACAATTAGATGAAGGCTTGAATCTTAGAACATATAAATTGATAAATTCACGTGTAGGTTCTGGAGTAAGTATGAATGATTTTGCAATTGCTTCTGATGAGACACGTTTAGCTATTCTGCAGCAGATGAAGAGTAATCCAAATATTATTCCTGATGCAATGTTGCTACGTTTGGCTAAAAAGAATGCATCTAACTTGTCTCCAGACGAGGCAGCTAAGAAAGTTGCGGATATCCGTGCCAAACTAAAAGCCAATCCAGAATTATTTTCTACCGTTTTTGAAGAAAAAATCATGAAAATGATTCCTAAGGATAAGGACATGACTCATGCGGTTACTCCAGAATTTATGGAGAAATTTCCATCACTATACGGGAAACTAAAAGGTATTGCTGGAACACGTAAAGGCATTATGTCCCTAGAAGGTGCTGCTCCTATTATTGATACAGCAACTGCCTCAAAAGGGCCCATGCTGTTTGGTATGCCCTTTGAAAAGATCCATACCTTGATGCAAAGCATACCTCCAAAAGAATTGGAGCAAATGGATGTTCCTACGATGTTGAATAGAGTTATTCAATTAGATAACGTAGCGTCTGAAGCGGCAAGCTACACTACACAAGCAGAGAAGTTAATTTCTGCTGGCAAGGCCGTTCCAGAAAAAATTTCTACGTTTGGCACAAAACCTTTTACTACTAAAGATAGACAAGGGTTTATGTGGCGTGAAATAACAGAACCAGATGCAACAACCATTCAAGCTAAATTACTGGGTAACTCCATTGGTGGGTACGCATTACCGGGAACATACGGAAAGTTGGCAAAAGGACGCATTGGGTTAACTAATGGAGAGGTACGATTATTTGGCCTGTATGACAATAACAACCAGTTAGTAACTAACGTAGAATATCTTACAAAAAAAGCAGATGTATCTCGTTTAGATCCATCAAAAGGAATAAAGCCAAATACCATTACTCAATTTTTTGGTAATGGTCCGAATACAGGAAATGTAGCACCAGAAAATTATTTATCACAAGTAATAGAACTTGTTAATAAACTAAGTCCAGACGAAGTTCCCCCTACAATTCAAAACTTATTTTATAAAAATTCAATATTTTTTGATGATGCAACAGGTCAAGTCACAAATAGATAAGGAAGTACTATGCCGATAGATCGTAACGAGAGCCTGCCATCAGGCAACATTGATATTGAAGTGTCCGCATTAGAGGACATGCCTGACGTTGAGATTGAACTCGACGAGGAAGGTGGCGTTACTGTCAATATTGGCGAAGAGGACGACAAAGAGCTTGGGTACGAGGCTAATCTAGCAGAGATACTTCCTGAAGAGGTGCTGTCTAAAATATCTGATGATTTGGTGTCGCTGTTTGAGGCAGATAAATCTTCGCGTGAGCAGTGGGAAAAGATGTACAGCGATGGCTTAGAGCTTCTTGGTACGACTATGGAAGAGCGCACTAAACCATTTAAAGGCTCGTCCGGTGTATTCCATCCCATGCTGCAAGAGTCAGTAGTACAGTTCCAAGCACAAGCATTGAAAGAATTGATGCCGTCAGACGGCCCTGTACGTACACAGGTGCTGGGCAAAGAGACGCGTGAAAAGGTTATGCAAGCGGTCCGCGTCAAGGATTTCATGAACTATGAGATCACAACAGAGATGCAAGAGTACACACCTGACTTTGATCAGTTGTTGTACTACGTAGGCTACGGCGGATCCGCTTTTAAAAAGGTTTACTACGATCCAAGTCTAGGTCGTATGGTCAGTCCATTGGTATTGCCGGATAATTTGTATATTCCATACAATGGCTCAAGCGTCATGAGCCGTTGTGAGCGGATCACTCACCGCATTCCGATGTCTACGAATGCGTATCGCAAGGCGGTAGTAGCGGGTCAGTACCTTGATATAGCAGAGGCAGAGGTTGATCAAGAAGCGACGCAAATACAGGAGTCGTTAGACAAAGTAACTGGCGTATCTCCCGCGGGCGAAGAGGAAGAGATGTCGTTGCTTGAGTTCCATGTTGATTATGACTTGCCCGGCTTTGAAGATTTGGGTAAGGATGATGAGCCAACAGGGATAAAACTGCCGTACGTCATAACTTTGGATGAGGTATCTGGTCAGGTTGTCGGCGTTCGCAGAAACTGGAAAGAAGACGACGATAAGACGACTCGTAAGGAATATTTTATACACTACCTGTTAGTCCAAGGTCCGGGTTCATATGGTTTGGGCTTTTTGCACCTGATGGGTGGGTTGACCAAGTCGGCTACATCGTCGCTGCGTCAATTGATTGATGCGGGTACGTTCTCTAACCTTCCTGCAGGATGTAAAGCTAAGGGTGCGCGTATTGAGAATGATGATGTGCCTATTCAGCCGGGTGAGTGGCGAGATATGGATGCGGGTGGTATGGAACTCACCTCATCTATGCTGCCGTTACCTTACAAAGAGCCTAGCCAGACGTTGTTTGGGTTGCTGGGATTCTGTGTGGATGCGGGTCGTCGCATTGCATCGATCACTGATTTGCAGGTAGGCGACAGTAATCAGAATGCCGCGGTAGGTACAACCATTGCGCTGTTGGAAAAAGGCTCGATGGTAATGTCAGCGGTGCATAAGCGTTTGCATTACAGCCAGAAGATGGAATTCCAATTGCTGGCAAAAGGCTTTGCAGAATACTTGCCAGATGAGTATCCGTATGATGTACCGGGCGAAAGTCGCAAGATCAAGCGTTCTGATTTTGATGACCGCATTGATATTTTGCCGGTATCTGACCCTAATATCTTCTCTGTGGCCCAGCGTATTACGATGGCACAGACACAGTTGCAGTTAGCCCAGAGCGCTCCGCAGATGCACAATATGTACGAGGCTTATCGCCGTATGTATGAGGCAATTGGCGTAAGAGATATCGATGGATTACTAAATAGCCAACAAATTGACAAGCCAAAAGACCCAATGAGTGAAAACTCACAGGCGCTGGATGGTTCGCCATTGAAGGTATTTGCTGGTCAGCAGCATGATGCGCATATTTTGTCGCATTTGCTGTTTGGGCTGTCTCCTTCGGTGGCTGCAATGCCAAATGTTGTAGTAAATCTGCAAAAACACCTGTTAGAGCACGTCAAAACCAAGGCGGAAGAGTTTGTTGAGGCTCAGTTGTTCAGGGAATATGGCGTGGATCCGGACAAATTGGTGTCTCCGCTGCAGCGTGAGGCAATGATTGCATTGAAAGCAGCTGAATTTTATCAAGAAGCTAAGGCTTTGCAGGAACAGTTGTCTGGCGCTAACCAGCCGCCTAATGATCCATTGATCGAACTGAAGAAACAAGAGCTTGCGCAGTCCGCGCAACGTGATCAAGCCAAGACTGCCACGGATCAGGCACGTCTTACATTAGATCAGCAGAAGGAAAACAACGATATGATGGTAGATCAGGCTCGATTACAGCAGGCAGCACAGACTGCTAAGGAAAGAAACGCTGTGACCTTAGTCAAGGGGAATAAAAATGTCCAATAGAAAGCCAAATTTGGTGAAAATGTCCCAACAACGGACTGTGAAGCCTAAAAAGGTTCCACGTGAAACAATCGGAGAGCCTCGTCCTGCCTTTGTTTACAGGAAAGACGCATTTAAAAAAGTAAAAATCACATAATTTTAGTGTCTTTGTACAAATAAACATGCATAATATGCATGTAGCCTTCGGATAGGGCCTGTACTATCTGCGTTCTTGGAGTAATTCCATGCTTGAGTTCACAGAAAAAGTGTTACACGAACTTCGTTCGCTTAAAAAGCAAACGGAGGACATCATCTTGGGTGGTGGTGTTCGTGACATGGAACAATATAAGTTCCTACAGGGTCGTCTAGAGGGGTACAAGTTTGTCGAAGAGAAGATTGCGAGTCTTCTTAAAAACACCTTCATAGATTAAAGGACCCTTATGACAGCAAATGCATTAGAAGAGAAGTGGGCGAAGGAAAAGGAAGAAACAGGTCCTACCCTAGATGATGCTTATACCCATGACGGCAGTCTTGTCGTAGAAAACATTGACGAGTCTGTTGTTGATCGCATTCCACAGCCTACGGGTTGGCGGATCGTTGTCCTCCCTTATCGTGGTGCAGAAAAATCCAAAGGCGGTATTGTTTTGGCGGATCAGACACGTGAACGCCAGCAATTGACTACGGTTTGTGGCTATGTACTAGCTGTGGGTAACCTAGCATATCGAGATGAGGTTAAATTTCCTAATGGCGCATGGTGTAAAAAGGGCGATTGGGTAATTTTTGGTCGCTACGCGGGTGCGCGTATTGGCTTAGACGGTGGCGAAATTCGTATCCTTAACGATGACGAAATTTTAGCCAATATAAACAACCCAGAAGACATTCTGCATATGTGAGGTAAGTTATGGCTAATTCAGTACCTGATTCACAGTTGGAATTTAATTTAGGGGATGGCGAAGTAGAAACTTCGGTATCCGTAATGGAAGAGGAAGAAGAAAACCAAGGTTCTGCTGTTGAAACAGAGCAGCAGTCTTCTTCTGTGATAGAAGAACCAGAACAGGAAACCTCTCACAAAGCAGAGCTGGATACTGTTAGTGACGCTGTTCAACAGCGTATTTCCAACTTAACCGCAAAAATGCGGGAGGCGGAACGACGTGAACAGGCAGCTTTGGAATATGCTAGGGGAATCCAAGCACAGGCTAATGAGTTGCAAACTAGGTTAGTTCAGACAGATAACAGTAGGCTGTCAGAGACTAAGACTAGGATGGATACCCAGCAAGCCACTCTTCGTGCCATCATCAAGCGGGCGCGGGAAGAAGGCGATATTGATACTGAGACAGAAGCACAAGAAAAACTGTCGGACTTGTCGTATGAGCAACGACGTATTTCTGAGTGGATGGCTCAACAGCAGTATCAGCAAGAACAGCAGCAACAGCCACAGCCACAACAACAATACCAACAACCACAACAGCAACCTAGGCAAGCCCCACAGGCTGCACCTCCTAGTCCAAAAGCGGAAGAATGGGCTGCTAGAAATGAGTGGTTTGGTAAAGATCGTGTTCTAACGTATGCTGCGTGGGGAATTCATCAGTCTTTGACTGAGGAAGAAGGAATTGACGCAGATACAGACGAGTACTATACTGAATTAGATAACAGGTTACGTTTGGAGTTTCCTCAGAAACTTCAGCCTTCTGTTCAAACTAACAGACAACGGAATACCGTGCCATCCGTTGCCCCTGCTACCCGTAGTTCTGGGATAAATAGTGCACGTCGGACGGTGAGATTATCACCAAGTCAAGTTGCTATCGCAAAAAAACTCGGCGTTCCTCTTGAGGAATATGCCAAATATGTGAAGGATTAAATCATGGCTGACCAGAAACTTACTATCGACCGCGCTCCTCGCACTACACGTGAGAAGGAAGCACGTCGCAAACCTTGGGCTCCTCCTTCACGTTTGGACGCGCCACCTGCCCCTCCCGGGTACAAGCATCGTTGGATTCGCGCTGAAATCAACGGATTTGACGACAAGCAACACGTCTACGGTCGTCTTCGCGAAGGGTATGAACTCGTTCGCAATGAAGAACTACCAGAAGAGTACCGCGACACCATGCCAACAATTGAAGATGGCAAACATGCTGGCGTGATTTCTGTAGGCGGTTTATTGCTTGCTCGAATTCCTGAAGAAACAGTTGCAGAACGTAACGAGCATTATGGACGGAAGGCACAGGATCAGATTAAATCGGTAGACAACGAATTGATGCGTGAAAACGCGCATTCGACAATGCGAATACAGAATCCCGAAAGGAATTCTCGCACTACTTTTGGAAACCGTTAATTCGGTATTTATCTTTTTAGGAGCTACAAATGGCAAACGTAAATAAGCCTTTTGGTTTGCGCCCAATGGGTAACCTTTCTGCTACTGGTGCTCAGAAGCAGTATGGCTATCTAATTGCGGACAACCAATCTGGCGCAATCTTCCAAGGTGACTTGGTTGTTGTATATGATGGTTACATCATTAAATATGATGCATCCACACATGCTGCACCAACTGGTGTATTCAACGGTTGTAACTACGTTGATCCAACTTCGGGTAAGCCTACATGGTCTAACTACTACCCCGGTTCAGTAAACATCACTTCTGGTGTAATTACTGCCGATGTGTTGGATGATCCAAGTCAGTTATTCTCGATCCAAGCGGCTGGTACTTTAACTCAAGCTGACATTGGTAAAAATGCTGATCCTACTGCATCGACCACTGGTAGCACAGTAAGTGGTGTCTCTAACGGCACTCTTGGTACTCCTGCAAAAACTGCGGCATTGACTATGAAGATTGTTGGCTTGTACAACACTCCTAGTAATGAAATGGGCCAGTATGCAGTAGTTATTGTTAAACTCAATCAACACCAGTACGGTAGTGTCGGTGTTGCTGCTGACGGAGCGTAATCATGCCTATTTCTCGTTCACAACTAGTTAAAGAACTAGAACCCGGCCTGAACGCTTTGTTCGGCATGGAATATCGTCGCTACGAAAACGAACACACCCAGATCTTCTCAGTTGAGACTTCTGATCGTGCGTTTGAAGAAGAAGTGATGTTGACGGGCTTTAATGAAGCCCCAACCAAAAATGAAGGTGCTGGCGTTCAGTACGATACCGCTTTGGAATCGTTCACCGCTCGTTACACTCATGAAACTATCGCTTTGGCGTTTGCTCTGACCGAAGAAGCTATCGAAGATAACCTCTACGATAGTCTGTCTAAGCGTTACACACGCGCCCTTGCTCGTTCGATTCAGTACACCAAGCAAGTTAAAGCAGCTTCAGTATTGAACAATGCGTTTAATACTGGTGGTTCCTACAACGGTGGTGACGGCGTGTCTCTGTGCAACAGCGCACACCCAACCGCACTTGGTCCTAACTTCAGCAATACTCCGGCTGTAGCTGCCGACTTGAATGAAACCTCGCTTGAGCAAGGTATTATTGATGTCGCTGGTTACACTGACGAACGTGGCCTGAAGGTAGCTGTATCCGTTGTGAAAATGATTATTCCTTCACAACTGCAATTTACGGCAGAGCGTTTGATGAAATCTACTCTACGTACTGCAACTGCGGATAATGACATCAACGCAATCCGTTCGATGGGCATGGTTCCACAGGGTTATTCGGTTAATCACTTCCTGACAGATCCAGATGCTTGGTTCTTGATGACTGATGCACCTAACGGCTTGAAGATGTTCCAGCGTTCGCCACTCAAAACTGCCTTTGAAGGTGATTTTGATACTGGCAACGTGCGCTATAAGGCACGTGAGCGTTACAGCTTCGGCTGGTCTGATCCTCGTGGAATTTACGGTTCAACAGGCGCAGCGTAATGTAAAATAAAAGGGAGCTTCGGCTCCCTTTTTTATTTGGTCAAAATGTTTGCTTTTTGTTCTTTTTATGCTATAAACATATTATTCCGGGAATTCCGGTGTATCTGACAGCCCCGGCTGACGACATGCAGACGGATACGCCTCTAACTCGCATGTGAGGACAATTTCATGGCAAATACCACTTTTACTGGTCCAGTACGTTCGGAAAATGGCTTTCAGGACATCTCTATTAACAGCACCACAGGTACTGTTACTATTGACGCTGTATTCGGTGCAACTACCAGCGTTACCAATTTAACTACCACCAATCTGGTTTTTACTGATCAAAACCACCCCACAACTGCTGCAATTAACGCCACAGCTACAGCTACAGCGGCACAAGTTGCTACTGGCTACATCACTTCAACTTCAGCTCTTGGCACAACCATTACACTGCCCACAGGCACAGCCCTTGGTACTGCTATCGGTGCTGTTAGAGGCACAGTTTTAGAGCTGTATGTTGATAATACTGCGGGTGCATCAACTGTGACTATGGCGGTAGCTACTAACGGCATTTTGTCCACCGCAGCGGCTGATACGCCCGGTAGTTTTGGTGATTTGACCATTGCAGCGGGTGCTACGGGTCTTGCTCGTTTCACCATTATGTTCTCTAGTCCAACGGCATACGTATTTACTCGTACAGCCTAACAGGAGGCTGTTATGGGATTTGCAAGTGATGTCAAGAGCACTAGACTAGCAGCTAGCGGCGCTATTTTTGCTGGTCGCTCCCGTGTAAGAGGTATTTACATAGTTCCCGGCGTAGCGGCAGGCTCCGTTGTTGTCAACAATGGCAACGGCGGAACTGCGGTATGCACTATTGATACGGCTGCGTCAGGCACGACTACTTATATTCATCTTCCAGAAGACGGTATTTTATGTGAGAACGGCTCTTACGCTGTTCTTACAGGCGTTACTGCGGCTACTTTCTTCTACGCATAAGATTAAGGAAATCCAGTGAAAAACATGCATAAAATGCCTAATGGCAAAATGATGAAAGATTCAGCCATGAGTTGTGGTGGCGAATCAGCAAAAATGGAAAAAATGGAGCATAAGATGGGCGGCGGCTATATGAAAAAAATGGCTAAAGGCGGCTCAGTAACTCCTCGTGGTTGCGGGCAAGCTAAAAACAAGCCCTGCAAGATATGCTGACATGGAGTTAATGCTTTGGAACATTCTACTTTCTGTTCTCATGACCATTTTTGGGTGGGTATTAAAAGAGAAATCTGATGAGTTGAATCGTATTCAAATTCTCTTGAATAGAACAAGAGAAGAAGTAGCAAAAGAATACGTGACAAAAACTGAGGTCCATGCCGATATTAATCGTGTGCTGGATAGATTAGATCGTCTGGATGAAAAATTAGATAGGTTAATGGGAGTTAGACATGCCAGCTAAAAGTGCCAAACAGAAAAAACTGATGGATGTGGCTGCGCATAGTCCAGCTTTTGCTAAGAAAGTGGGTATTCCTTCCAAGGTAGCTAAGAAATTTAGCCGCACAAGTAAGGGCATGGAGTTTGAAAAAGGCGGTAGCGTAAATCGTGTAGGTCGTGGTGTGACACCTAGCCGTCGTGACCCAGATATTGGTAAGATGATTACAGAAGTAAAGCCACAGAAAAGTATGCATACGATGGAAAATGGTCCTTTAATGTCTAAGTCAAAAGGTGCTCAGTATGCTAATGGTGGCGAGGTTGTCGTAAAAGGCACAGGCGCTGCACGAACTCAAAAAGCAAGAATTTGTTAAAGGAAAAAATTATGGCTTTTTTAAAAAAGGTAGCAAAAGCAGTGGCAAAAGCTGATGCCTCAGGTAGCCCAGTAGCGACTGGAAAATCGGCTGGAATGTTTGGTGGAGCAATTTCAAAGCTATTACAAAAACCGGGGGTAAAAGAAGCAATAGCTAACGCTCCTGCTGCAGTTGCTAGAACGGTGGCTGGTCCAAGAGCTAGGGCAGGAAGACCCATTCGTTCTTTGGCAGATGTTGCTGGTCGCACTTATAAAACAGGTGGAGCGGTGGACAAGGCAGGACGCGCATTGGGCAAAAAGACAGCAGACTCAATGGGTCGTGCCATGGCAAAAACAGCCATGAAAAAAGGCGGAATGGCTAAAAAATCGTCTAAGAAATGCTAATAAGACATGACCACATCCGGTACAGCAACATTCAATCTTGATATTGATGATCTCATTGCCGAAGCGTTTGAACGCTGCGGCCTTGAGACACGTACTGGGTATGATCTTCTAACAGCAAGACGTTCGTTAAATCTTTTGTTTGCTGATTGGGCAAACAGGGGTTTAAATCTGTGGACCATTGAGCAACGTCAGACAACAATGGTGCTAGGGCAATTTGAATACACATTGCCAGCAGATACAGTAAATGTATTGTCTGCGGTTATACGTACTAATTCAGGAACCGCTAATCAACAGGATATAAGTATTGACCGTATTAGTCGTGCGGAATACTTGAACCTACCTGATAAATATACACAGTCGCGTCCTGCGCAGTACTACGTCGAACGTACAATATCCCCTAAGCTGTATGTGTATCCTGCGCCTGATTCGTCGCAGCCGTATATCTTCCGCTACTATGCGATTCGTCGTATTGAGGATGTAGGCGCGTATACGAACACAACAGATATTGTTTTTAGATTTTATCCATGCATGGCAGCGGGATTAGCTTATTACATCGCACTTAAAAAAGCTCCTGATCGCGTGGTTATGTTAAAGCAGTTTTATGAAGAAGAATTTCAACGTGCTGCACAGGAAGATAGAGATATTGCGAGTGTGTATTTGGTTCCAGACATGGGTAACTAGGAACTATTATGGGTGGTTATGCGTCAGGCAAGTATTCCATAGCCATATGTGACAGATGTGGTCAGCAATATAAGTATTTGGAATTAAAAAAGGAATGGACAGGGGTTAAGGTTGGTCCGGAGTGCTACGAACCAAAGCACCCACAACTTTTACCTAAGAGGACATTGAATGAGCCGCAGGCAATATATCAGCCGCGCCCTCAAGGTCCTACAGAAGTAAACGTATTCGTTGGAGGCCCGGGGCCATCTACATTTGAAAGTGTTGGTATGCAACCCACAGCGTTAACTCCGCCATTAGTTGGACTTTTTGCACTAGGGACCGTTACGGTAGTGATTACATGAACTATGCCGAACTAACTGCTGCGATTGAGGACTACACTGAAAATAGTTTTACTTCGGTGGAATTAGCTACTTTTGTGGATCAGGCAGAACAGCGTATTTACAATACGGTTCAACTAGCTGCTCTTCGCAAAAACGTAGAAGGTCTGCTTACTTCTGGTAATAAATACCTTAGTTGCCCATCTGATTTCCTCTCCGTATTTTCTATTGCTGTAGTCAATAGCAGTGGGGAGTATGTGTATCTGCTGGATAAAGATGTCAACTACATTAGGGCGATGTACCCATCACCTACAGCTACTGGTCTTCCAAAGTACTATGCAATTTTTGGCCCGACTACGTCTAATGGATCGATAACTAATGAGCTGTCATTGATTTTGGGCCCAATGCCTGATTCAAACTATACGACAGAACTTCATTATTATTACTACCCTCAATCTATTGTTACCGCAGGCACTTCATGGCTAGGTGATAACTACGATCCAGCATTGCTCTATGGTTCGTTGGTTGAAGCTTATATCTTCATGAAGGGCGAACAAGATATGATGGCGTATTACGAAAAGAAATTCCAAGATGCGCTTATGCAGCTTAAACGTCTGGGCGATGGCCTTGAGCGTGGTGATGCATACCGTGATGGTCAAGTTAAATATAAGGTTTCGTAATGGCAATTACGCAAGCATTTGCTAATAGTTTTAAATCTCAGGTCTTGCAAGGAGATCAGGATCTGACTGCCGATACGCTTAAAATGGCGTTGTACACAAGCTCCGCTTCGTTGGATGCAAGTACTACAGCTTATTCGACTACAAATGAGGTAACTGGCACAGGATATACGGCAGGGGGCAATACCATTACTGGTGTGACAATAGCTACGTCGGCTTCTGGGGTAGTGTATTTAAGCTTTAATACGGTGTCTTGGCCCGGATCGACGTTTACAGCTAGGGGTGCACTTATTTATAACAGCACTAGAAGTAATTCGGCTGTGGCAATATTGGACTTTGGGATGGATCAGACTTGCAGTAACCAGATCTTTGCGGTTACGCTTCCACCAAATAATTTTAGTTCTGCGATATTTCGTTTTTCATAAGGTTAGTTATGTTTACTAGTGGCGGCGCACTTTTAGGACAGATTACTGCAATATCGGTATCTGGGCGCGGATTTACGCCTGAAGAAGTAGCAGAAATGGCCTTGGATAAGATTATTTATATTGGAGAAAGCTCCCATCCAGCCCTTCGCGATCAAGCAGAGGCTTTTAGGGATCAGATTCGTACAGTATTGGTGAAATACATGAGACAAGCTGTTATTTCTCACAATACTACGCTTGCAAACAAGCTTCGCGATGCAGGGCATCCTGAGCTAATTAAACTTTTGGAGAATTAAAATGGCTATTAGCGTAACTACAGCAATGCCTACGTCCTTTAAGGTAGAAATCTTGAAGGCAGTACACAATTTCACGGCTTCTACTGGCAATACTTTTAAGATTGCTTTGATGAAAGCAACTGCGGCTGGTTCAGGCACGTATGGTGCTGCGACTACTAGTTATACCAACCTGACGAGTAACTCGGACGAGGTTGCTAGTGGTAGTGGCTATACCACAGGCGGTAATACACTTGTTTCAGTTACTCCTGTGGCGAGTAGCACCACAGCCGTGTGTGACTTTGATAATACAACATGGTCTAGTGCGACTTTTACTAGTTGCGGCGCTATTATTTATAACGATACAGCAACCGGTGATCCAGCTTGTGCTGTGTTGAGCTTTGGTGGTGATCAGCAAGTAAGCTCGGGAGATTTTCAGATTCAATTCCCCGCTCCTGTTGCAGCTACTGCAATCATCCGTATTGCTTAATAGGAAGAGAATGTGCCGAACCTCGTTAAATCGTGGGGTGAAGGAGCGTGGAGTGACGCTACGTGGGGCGGTATCCCTGCTTCCAACACGGTTGGCTGGGGTTCAGGCACATGGGGACAAAATGCGTGGGGCGGCATTGTTGAAGCCGTTATCCCTACGGGTGTCGAAGGAACAGGTAGTGTAGGAAGTATTTATCCGGTTGTTTCTGCTAATCCTGTAGGGGTCGTAGGAACCGGATCAATTGGAACAGTAGTTATACCGCAGCAGGTTGTTTTAACGCCTACTGGGGTCGTAGGAACTGGATCAATTGGTACACCTACCTTCTTCTTTGGGGTAGTGTTTATACCAACGGGAGTTTCCGGCACAGGCGCAGTAAATGATGCGACAGTAAGTACATCTCCAACGGTTTCGGTTACTGGCATACAGGGCACGGGTTCAATAGGAACTGTATTTGTACCGATTAATCTTATTGGTGTAGAGGGAACAGGTTCAGTTGGGACTGTTACTACAGTATACGAAGAAATAGTTGTAGTAACTGGAGTAGAAGGTGTTTCTGCAGTTGGTGGAGTTGGCGTGTCAACTGGAGAAACAGTTCTCCCTGTTGGAATAGCAGCAATTGGCAGTATTGGCACACCATCGCTAAGTTATAATCATACCGAAAATGTAATTGGTGTTGTTGGAACGGGAGCGGTAGGAACAGTCCTCATTCGTAAGTGGTCCGTGGTCAACGATTATCAAGATCCTAACTGGGTCCTGATCCAAGTAGCATAAGGAACTAATATGGCAAGTACATACAGCAATCTAAAAATTGAACTGATCACCACGGGTGAGCAGGCGGGTACGTGGGGAGCCACTACAAACACTAATCTGGGGACGGCGCTTGAAGAAGCGATCACAGGTACTGTGGATGTATCGTTTTCCAGTGCCGATGTCACACTAACGCTTACCGATACTAACGCGACACAGACTGCCCGTAATCTGCGGTTAAATTTGACGGGTACTTCTGGCGGCGCAAGGAACTTAATTGTTCCAGCAATCGAAAAGTTATACATAGTAAATAACGGTCTGGCAGATGCTGTAACTGTTAAGAACTCGACAGGCACAGGCATAGCGGTTCCGGCAGGTAAGACAATGCTTGTCTTTAACAACGCAACAAACGTCGTCGATGTAACAACGTATCTATCCTCTCTAACATTAGGTTCCGCTCTTCCAGTAACTTCTGGTGGTAGTGGAGCAGCGACCTTGACGGGCGTTTTAAAAGGCAACGGCACATCAGCGTTTACTGCGGCGACTGCGGGTACAGATTTTGTTGCTCCGGGCGGTGCGCTAGGCACTCCAAGCTCAGGCACATTGACCAACACAACTGGTTTGCCTTTAACTACTGGCGTAACGGGTACGTTGCCAATAGCTAATGGCGGTACAAACGCAACAGCGGCTCCTACGGCTGGTGGTGTGCCTTATGGAACTGGTACTGCATATGCGTTTACTGCTGCTGGTACTGCGGGTTATGTATTAACAAGTAACGGTGCAAGCGCACCCACATGGGCTGCGGCATCAGGCGGTATATCTGCTGGAAAATCTATAGCTCTTTCGATGATCTTCGGATTTTAGACCCCAAATGTTATAATGTGGCTTTTGGGAGATAAGTCATGTTAACGGATGAAGGAAGAAAAGCATTAAGCGAAAAGGCTAAAGCAAGGTGGGCTAACCCTGAGTACAAAAAATCTCAAGGTGATTCAATTAAAAAACCACCTTGTTGTCCTAAATGCGGCGAAACGGATATTGCAAAGTTTTATCTTGATAAAGATGGCGTTCGCACAAATAAGACATGCCGTGAATGCCACAAGATTGGGTGTAAAGAACGGTGGCATACCCGTACTTGGTTAGATCGTTGGGCATCACGAAACTACAAGTACGGAGTAACTAAAGAATTCTTGCTTGAAATGTATGAGAAGCAAAACGGCAAGTGTAAAATTTGTGATACCGAGCCTACAACACAGCGCGGTTTGCACGTAGACCACTGCCACACAACAGGGATTGTTCGGGGCCTTTTATGCCACGGATGTAATGTAGCTCTAGGCAGTATGAAAGACGACCCGGAAATTTTGTTAAAAGCTGTTGAATACTTAAGGAGCCATCATGGCAAATCCAAATATTGTAAACGTAACTACCATCTATGGTAAGACTACGTACCTCACTCCATCCGGTACTTCTGCGGTGGTTCTGTTACCTAACGCTGCTTCGTCTGGCAAGGTTTTTAAAATCAATCAGATTGTCGCTGCAAACGTGAACGGTTCCGCTGCTGTAGATACTACGGTGTCTATTTACTCAAACGGTGCGGTTGCTCAAGGCTCTGCTCCATCGGGCGGTACAGCGTACCCAATCGTAAGTACAGTGTCTGTACCAGCGGACGCTTCGTT